TGGCCTCTATAGCGAAGAATTTCCCATATGCACAGCCTAAAATATCGGGAGTGCCTCGCAGCTGCATAGCACTCCCATGGGTGCGGAGGGCAAACACTCCTGGGATGCTATTGAGTGTGGTCAGCATCTTGCGGACGATGTCTGCTTCCTTCATTATGATTAATAGCTATTTAGCAGCTTTACGGGGCGATCGCTTAATAGTCCGGCGCTTAGCAGGGGCTTTGGTGACGCGTCGGGTAGCAGGCTCTGGATCTTCATCCTCTCCTTCATCAGCGAAATCATCATCTTCGTCATCAAAATCATAGCCCTCAGCATCGCCATCATTACCGGATGTGGCGGGTTCATCGTCTTCAGGGAATTTGTCATCGAGATCAGACTCTTCGTCATCAAAATCATCAGAGTCATCATAGTCCTCCTCGTCATATTCGTCATCTTCGTATTCGTCTTCGTATTCTCCTGAATCAGACTCATCATAGCTGCTAGGGTCTTCAGATGAAGAGCTAGAATCCTCTTCAGAGTCAGGTCCCTGAGTGGGATCTTCCATCTCAGCGGTGAATTCCGCACTATATACCCCAGTGAGGGTTGACCGCTCGACCCCATTATAGAGGTCATCCTCCACCTCTGCAGAGATCACAGCCCCCACAATAGCCTCCGGATCCAACTTGATAGCACGCTGTGGGACCTTTTGACCAGCTGCTACCAGGATGTCCCGAAGCTTCCAGAGCTGATTAGGCTGGAGCTTGCAGTAGAAGGGGAGCAGACGAGTCCGGAATTGCTGACTAGTCGGCTGAAGGCCGTAGACAATCATCGGAGTGCCGTCCTTAGCCTCAGTCTGCTGGACAGATGCGATGCGCATCCGGTAGAGACCAATGGGCATCTTGCGAGTATTCCATGAGGAGCGTTCCTCAGTCTTGGAGAAGTCAATAGTGATCTTTTTAGCCATGATGGCTTCCTTTCTTAGGATTTGGTCCAGCCGAGCAGAGAATCCAGACGCTCTACGCTGGGATTGGGTAAGAAGGGCGGACGCCCCTTATATTCGGCAGATCGTGCTCCTGCGACCACACCAGGTGTGGGTGTGAGCCAGAGCCGCCGACGGTACTTGCCATTGACATTGGCGATATACAGACGACCAATGCAATCGGACATCGTAATCAAGGATCGTGCAGCCCCTTGAGGCAGATCAAGAGTAACAGACGCGATCACCTCCTCATCATCATCTTCACTGACCCAGTCTTCAGTAGGAGCCACCAACTTCTCCTGGCAGAGGATGACGACCTTACGGCCTTCTCCCTTCAATCCTCGGATCAGAGTCGCCAGAGCTTGGTTAGCAGCCCCCCACATGCTGAGGGTAGGGGTTTTACCTCCGCTCATAGCATGGAGCATATGCTCATGCAGGGCAGTAGCTGTGTCTACGACCACATGTGTGTGACTCTTGAGGAATGCTGGGCTAAGCACCTCACGATTCAGATTGGACACGCTTACGTCATTTATTACGGTGAATCCTGAAGTGTCGGTGCCAATAAGGCCATCGTCCGCATTGATGATAGCTGTCTTCCCTCGGGGAGCTCCCTTCAGGGAGAATGTGGTCTTGCCTACCTTAGGCTTACCATAGATAGTGTAGATCATTGATTAGTCTCATCCTTTCTTTGGTTAGGGTAGTAGTCTAGGGGATCATGTGTGGTCGTGTACCGGGTTTGCTGCTCTAGGGTGCTAGATCCGTGGATCAGGTCTGCCACAGTCAAGTCCTTGAACCTGCACATATACCCGCTACATTGTGCCAGATTGCGCTCCACACGGTCAGGATCATCCCAGTGGTAATTGAGCATACGCTTAGTAGATGTGAAGAATGACTTGAGCTGACGTGTAGCCTGCTCCTTAGTAAAGCACATATAGTCACGACGGAATAGGTCGGTATAAGTGCGATTCTGTAGTTCCTCCAGAAAGTCTGCTACGTACTGACGCTCCGTAGGGTCTGGAATGCTAAGCATATCCTCCCCCTGGATTACGGAGAGCATATTATTATCTAGCAGCCATTTGCGGAATACCGGATAGGTGGTGCCAATGGGCTTCAGAGTCCGAGAGAGTCGACCTGTCTTTGTCAGTGTAGGCGTGCGGATGGCCCCAGTCTTGCAATAGTCATAGATGAATCCCTTCGGTTGAGGAATCCCCAGCTTCAGATATTCTGGGGATTTGCGACATGCCCATAGATAGCTGTAATTCTGGAATGATAGCTCTCGGTATCGCCATTCAGGGAGCTGAGCATGGGTTTTATGGTCCAGAAGCCATACATCACCTACAGAATCCCGCACCACTAGGTCTATCCGTCCGCGGTATAGGGCTTTGCCATGGAATAAAGGTCGCTCCACCGTGATCTCCGCTGTGATTGGCTCCAGCTCATCATCATGGTACACATACTCGTAGCTGAGCATGATATTCTCACACTCAGCAGCTAAATCCATAGCCACCTCGTCAAAAGATTCTGATCGGAGCTGCTCCGTCAGCTCAGCATGCTTTGTACGCCAATCTCGACCATTAGCACGCTCTTCAAGCAGGGAGTGGATCCATGTGCCTCGAGTGAGCGGCTTGCTAGTAATGCGCGGACGTAGCCCAAGCACAGTGCTGTAGTATACCTCCCTAGGGCAGCCCACAAAGCTGCTAACCATACTCTGGGTGACCACGGGGACGCCTTGCGCTGTAGTAGGCCACCAACCACACACCCCCTGCTTAGTAGGTGGCAAGGGGGTCACCTCCCCAGAAGCGGGAGACCGTGACGTCCGCTTTGAGCTGGAATTTCGTTTCACAAAGATCATCTGCCTTTTCCATAGTAGACTTGACAATTTGGGCTACCTTCCGTGCGTGCTTACGTGGAGCGGTGAGGCATACGCTGTCGTGCACGGTAGTAATAAGCTTAGCCCCAAAACGCCGCAAACGCAAATCCCCAGATAAACGAGCTAAACTTACTAGCATTAGGTCACTCCCGGTGGATTGCACGGGTGAATTGATGGCTTGACGGAAGGCATTTTCTTGGACCCAAAAGTCAGGACTGTAGACCTTGGGTAGATGACGCACCCGTCCAAATGCATTGACCACACAGCCATGATTTATGGCGAATCGTCGCTGTTCACGGTACCACTCTGGCAATCGGTTGAAGGTCCGGAAGTACTCCCTGCGGAATTCTTCTGCCTCTGTGGGAGAAATGATAAGGCCATAATTCTCCTGTAGGTAGTTGGCAAAGTGCTTAGATTGCATGCCATAGAGGAATCCGAAGTTCACGCCCTTTGCTAAGGTCCGCTGAGTTTTGGTCACTTCCTTCTCACCAGTGAGGCGTTGAGCTATATAAGTGTGGATGTCCACACCCTCTTGGAATAGCCTCTGCATGGTGGGCTCATTGGCCAGGACAGCAGCTACCCTCAGCTCCAGCTGGGAGTAATCAGCCTCGATCCAGAGGTCTGTAGGATCACCGAATAAGGTCCGGATCTGGGGATCCCGGGGAATCTGCTGAGCATTAATCCCAGGATTGTCCGGAGCAGGGCTAGCGCTGCTGAGCCTACCTGTGACAGTCCCTGTCAGACGGAAGCTCGTAGGGATGCGTCCATCTACAGAACGGTCCCGTAGAGGGACTATGAACCCAGTATGCAACTTATGCAGCGTGCTGCGATCCCGGAGGAGCTTAGCCGCCGGATGTGTGAGCTTTGCCAAGGCAGACTGCGACAGGGACGGACTCCCCTCTGGCCAATACTTGCTAGACTTCCCCCGGGATACTATAGGAGCCCCCATATGGTCAAATAGCCACCATCGGGTCCAGTTGGTATTGCCCCACTTGGGGGTAGATTTTTGCAGGTAGTCAGGCCACTGCTCCCTGGGAGGGATGGAGGCATCTAGTGTGTGGTCTATGGCTTGGAGTTGCTCCGTGATCTCTGCTGAGACCACACCCAGTCGGTCCATCCGTATGGGTAGACGGTTATCCTCCATCTGGGTGAGCGGTCGGATCGCTGGAATCATGATATTGGTCATGACCCATTCAGCACTACCTCCCGGTGGTTGGTGACGCTTGAGCTGACGCTGCTGATAGCGCATCAGCTCTCTGGTGACGTAGACGTCCTTAGCTACGTACTGACATAATGCGTCATTGACCCTAGTAAGATGGCTAATCTCTCCCAGAGTCCAGTCACTATACCCCAGGAGCCTCATCCCTAGATTCTTCAGGCCGACCTTAGCGTTCTCGTCCAGTAGGTGAGCCATAAGCATAGTATCCCACGTGCAATCCACGGTAGCTCCATAATGACGTAGCCACCGTAGGTCAAAATGCGCATTGTGGAACACTCCTCGGGAGAGACGGAGCTTTGCGATGTCTGCATCAGTCTTAGGGATCCAGACTATGACCTGCTTGCTCCGTAGGGGGGCGAATCCGATGCAGAGAATCCGCCCCTTCCCTATGGTGAGGGATGTAGTCTCGATATCGCAGATTATTGGGTCCTTCCTGCCTGCTAAGTAGGCAGTGAGCCTTTCTGCATCCTGCGTTATTGAGACCTTCATCCTCATAGTCCTTTCTGTGTAATATTACCGAGTGCGACGGATCCGGCGACGTCGCTGGGTGCGAGTTGCATTCTTCACAGCAGCGGGTGGGGTGG